CAAATATCATACCAACCCGGCAAAGGCGCACTCATGTCTGCCGTGTACATCGCATGTTTCGCCGTACCAATTGCAGCTCCATGATTAGTTATTGTATAAAACGCATGAGCGTTTCCACCCGACGGATGATCTTTCGGTTCGATCTTCGGGGAATTCTCCTCTGCAACGTAAGTTAACAAAAAAATATACTCTTTACACGAATCCGGAGTCGGCGCCGCCGCGTCGGGATTAATTGCCTCAAACCGGTTCTCATGAACGGGTAAACCAGCAGCGGTCATCGGAGTAACCGCATAACACACAGACTCGCTCGGCAAGGGAGCGCCATTTTGTTGGATCGGTGCATGTGCTGCCGCATAAGCGGAAGCAAGCGCTGCCTGTTGATCATACTCGTCAATCGGTGAAGATTGAAGAATCCATTTCGGACAACGGCCCATTCGAATTAAAGCATCCCATTCTTTAGCAGTAAGACGCTCTTTTCGTTGCTGCATAAATTTTGATTGTAAGTCAGCAGGAGTATACTGAATATGCCCAGCAACATTGCCACCAACAACAGCATTACTGCATCTGCGGCATTGCGTCCATTGAGAAGGCGGTAAACCACGGCCATTATTACGATTGTTACGTCGTGGTGCTGTTTGCTTGACATCAACAGCTTCTCGTTTCGGCGAGTTACCACGCTCAATTGTGGCAACAGTCGTCTGAAGACCAACAAACTGTTCTTTGAACTGTTTAAATTCATTTCGAATACCCTCCAACGCACCCGCAATCTTTTGTTCGAGCGCAGAAGCGGTATCGACCGTTTGGCCAGCGACAGTGACTCGTTTCTTCAAAGCCAACAATTGATCAGTTAAAACTTTTCGCGAATCTTCAGAAATCGATTCATTAATAACTCCTTTTTTAATATCGCGCAGTTTCGACAAAACCACATTCGGATCTTCACGGTCAATCCAACCTTTCTCACGAGCCTTTTTCCAGTCCAAACCCTCAGACAGAGCAGTATTCTTCGCGTCTCTGTAAGCATCGGAAGTCCACGATTTTTTCAAATACGCAGCTTTCTTTCCCCCCAACGCTTCATTAACGCTTTCAATATCAGCCTTTTCAAACTGAGAACAGATCGGTTGCCAATATGCATCACTTTCATTCGAATCGCGACGATGTTCTTCTTCCATTTCCATTTCAGACGGGAACTCCGCTTCTTCAGCGGTAAGAAGACACGATGTTTCTGCCTCTTTTCGCAGACGTCGTTTATCCTCACGAGATGCGATCTTTCGCCATTCGGCTATCTGATCGTTAAACCACAAAATCACTGCCAATAACATACCAAAACGTG